CCAAGGATCAGCAGCACCTCGGTCTCCTTCGCCACAGATATGACAGACGGTGGCGTTAGCCCTCACCCATTTTGCTTTTGTTTTGTAATCGCCTTGATAGTGCGTTCGGAGTTTGTTGCGCTTGGACTGATGCTTTGCTTCGCATAGGTCGCATCGCATTGGTTGGGTTGTGAGTTGCCTGCACGATAGGCATGGACGCTGGATGGGTGGCATGGGCTTGGGGTGGGGGTGGGTGTGTGGGTGCTAGTAGTTGTTGTCTAGATCGAAGTCATCAATGGTTTGTAATCTGTCGGAACGGGCTGGTACCACCCCGTACCTATCGGTACGGTGTGTGGTTCCCATAGCCACCATAGGGTCTAGAGGGTGGTTCCCGAGGGTGGTTCCCGATTCTAGGGGGTCTGAGGTGGGTAGTTGGCGACATTGGATGGCTCGGGAGAGTACAGATTTGCGTCCGAGTTTGGCTCCGAGTTCTTTGGCGATGCGCTGTGCTTCGTTGACTCCAGCGTTCTTTGGGATGCCTAATGTGTCGAGGTGTTTGGCTAGGGCGATTTCTTGGACTGTCCAGCCTTTGGTTGCTCTGGTGCGTTGTCGAATGGTGGTGATGTCGTCAAACTCTTCGACGATGAGGTCAATCTTCTCTGGTACCCAGCTGATCCGTGTGTGGGTTCTTACAAGCATCAGTCCGTCGTCGGTCTTGTCGAGCCGGTACACGATGTCCACGTCGTCGTTCTTGGCTGATGATCCGCGTTGGCCGTGTTTCTTGCCACCGTCTTTGCCTGCGTGATCTGTGCGCACACAGGCGATACCTGCGCGCTTGAGGGCTAGTCCTGTGGTTCGTGCGAACTCGCGATATGAGTCAGCAGAGTTCTCTTCACCTTCGATGGCTCGTCCTGTTGTGTCAATCACTACAACCTCAGCCTTGGTCAGTTCACACAGTCGCATGATGGCTGAGGCACCTTCAGCGGTGTTCAGTGGGGGTAGGGATGGTATGAGCGCGTAGTGGAGGTGGGACAGGTCATCTTCTTCTGTGTAGCCGAATTGTTCTAGGCGTTCATACAGGTCGGCTTCAACCATTTCATAGTCCAAGTACAAGACGTGGACATGTGCTACAGGTGGGTGTCCGAGGATTTGTTTGCCTGTGGCAAGTGCTGCAACGACGTTGAGTGTGAGCCATGACTTACCTGTCTTTGCACCGGCAAACAACGCTGTCTGTCTTGCACGTGCGATCAACGGTTTGGCAATCCAATCTTCGATGACGTGTTCTTGTGTCCAGAATGTTTTCCAATCCACCAGCATGCCGAGCATCTCGTCGGGTGTGATGGTGGTGTTGTCGGCTGGGGTGGTGTTGTGGGCTAAGAATTGTTTGGCTGCTTGTTTCCAGTCGCCGTGATGGTCACGTGCAGCCATGTATCCGAATCGGTTGTATCCGCCTTCGGGGAGCCATGCAACGGCTGAGGTGAACACGATGAGTGCATCGTTGCCGTTGTGACCAATCGTGGCCGAGATGCCATCACGCGAGTCTTTGCCTGGTCGAGTCCAATGTTGTTCACCATGTCGGTCTGTTTTGGCGAGTGTCCAGCCGTCTGGGATGAGGAGCTGCTCCCATGTGGTTTGCGCACAGTATCTTGCGCTCGGTGTCGTTGGGTCAGCGAGGAACAGGTCGGTCGTGCCTTGGGGCTTGACCATCTGTGGGTTGGTCGTGAGAAGCGTCAGGAGCCACTGTGGTGCGTTGGCAGGCCGTCTGTCCATAGGTGACCACCCATCAACCCACTGGTACTGCTTACCGTTTGGATGCACCGTTGGTGCAGCCAAGACTTGCCCACCCTCACCCCGAATATCTAAGCCCACCCCAAGCCGTGACCCAGCATCATTCCGCACCTCAACCGGTGAGTAGAAGTACAGGTGTTGTCCTCCTGTGCCGGTGATCGCTGTGACCGTTTCAGGTAACGCACCGTAACGCTGCTCCAAGTCGTGCAACGTGTCTGAGCCTCGATACTCGTCGCGATCATCCACATCAACGACAAAGATTTGTCCGTACTTTGTGCGACCTGTGGCGATGCCGATGCCGTAGCTCTTGTAGTCACCAGTGAACCATGATGTGACCACATCGGTGTCATCGGTTGCTTTGGTTTGCCAAGCATCAATGCCAGGGTATTTGTGTCCAGGACGAATCGGTATCACCCTGATACCTAATTGTGTATAAGCGATTGCTGTCTCAAGTGTTGTCACGCGGGTCTCTATTCTTTTCTAAATATTGAACTGCTTGCCTGAGTATTCCAATGTCATCTTGAAACTTGCCAAGTCCGAGATTGCATGCTGTGCAAAGTAATCCTCGATAGCAACCAGTCCGATGATTGTGGTCTACCGACAATCGTCTGATGGTGCTTTTTTGCTGAGCAGTTTCGGGTTGACCACAAATTGCGCAAACATAATTTTGTTTCTGTAATTCCAACTCATAATCCTCCAAGGTCAATCCTTTACCTTTCAGTAAAGATTTGTAATGTTTGCTTCGAATATAATCTTGGCCTTGTCTTTCTCTCCATGAATCGTTCTGACATTTCTCAGTGCAAAAACGCTGCCTACCATTGCGCGTTTGAAACTGGCTGGGGCAATACTCGCATCGTTTATTTTTGATAGTTTTCACCGCATCACCTCATGCCATACGTCGTGGTGTTGTTTGCAGAGATAGCCCTGTGGCCATCGGTCTGCTTCTTCATAGCCGAATCGTGCTTTGGGTGCGAAGTGGTGACGCTCGACTAGATGGTGTGGTGTTGTGCAGCCTTGGTATTGGCATGGGTTAACTTCGCAGTTGGGGCATCCTTGTCCGGCACAATGTTGGCATCGATCATCAATGACTTGGTGGTCATCAATGTCGAGCCATTTGATTGTGTTGCCTGCGATGAATTGTGTTCTGCCTTCGCAATGTGTACACATGATGTACCAGTGGGATACGTTGCGGTTGCATAGGCGTTGAACGACATCGCCTTCGCACATGATGTTGCACTTCTTGCAACGATGATCATGTGTTCTCATGGGCAAACATCCAAGAACCATGACGGCCAGACTTCTGCTGGATGTTTGCCGATCTTGCAGGCGTATTGATCTGCACGTCGTTCGTTCAGCATTCGTCCTTCGTTGCGCCAGCCGACAATGGTTGCCCTGCCCACACCAAACTGCTCAGCCAAGAATGAGGCATGAGAGTCTGGTGGGTACAGTTTGATCAGGTTGATCGCTGGATATATGTAGCCGCTCACCAGTCGTTTGCTTGGGCAAGATCGTGGTACACACCTTCACCGAACAGATCAATCAGGTATGCCTCGTTGCCAAGTTCACCTGATGCTGCTGTGGGTTGGTTGTGGTTCCATGTTCGTCCATCGAGCGCACCGATTGGTTGCGCGTATGGTTGCCATGCTGATACCTCGTCGTGAATGGCGAGTGTCTCAAACATGTCTTGATCGCGCAAGGCGTTGTATGCGCCTACGGTGGTGACTCCAGCTGCACGAAGTTTGGCTTCGGTGGCTTTGCGTCTGCGACGGATGAGCATCGCAAGGTTGGCTGTGAGCAAGATAGGGATGAGCATTAGTAGTTCTCCCCGTCTTCAAACACTGATGCCAGTTTTGTGATCTGTTCATCGGAGAACAGATTGGCTTTGGCGATGATGCAGTATGCCTGCTCCGCATCGTATGTCTCCATGTCTAGTGAATCGATACCGGTTGCCTCGATGTGGTCTTGCACGACACCAAGGATTGATCCGAGTTGTGTTGCTGTGATGATGACATCGCCTGGCAATGTTTCATCGAAGTTGATGCGTGTTGTGCCAAGCATCGTGTTGATGTATATCTGTTTCATTGAAGTCCTCCTATTGGTCTTCGTCTTTTTTGGGTTGGAATGGTTCGCAGTTGAATCCACGTTGCGTGAATCCTTGTGTGCCTTGGCTTGGTCGTGGCTTGCGCGCACGTTTGATCTGGGCTTTGGCTTCGGTCGGGAAGTGAACTACACCGCCACGAATCTGTTCGTGCAGGCTCAGTGCTTCCCATTGGCGATCAACGCCACCTTCGACTAATGCTTGCGCGAGTGTGTCGCACAAGTGTCTAAGGTTCTGTGTCTCCGTGAACAATGCGTCCACGAACTTGCTCTCTTGCTTATTCATTCGCCCTCCTTAGGGGGTTACTAGGTGCCTTCGGTAAGGCTTTTTGCTATCCGATATTGTTCCGCTGATGTTGCTGATACCAGCAATCCAAGCGTAGTACTCGATGTCTGCCTGTTCAGTGTCGTGATCCAAAAACTTTGTGAACCATCAATTCGTTCAACTGTTGCCACCACCACATAGGCCGTGCAGAGTCCGTCTGCTGCTGCTTCAATGAACTCTGCAACAGGGTCTTCAATGATCATGGTGCTTTGCCTTCGAGGATGGTGAGGTCAACTTGAGAGTAATGAATGAGTTTGCCTGCTGGACTCAAGCCAATCCACGTTGGACTGTCCGAGTCGCACAAGCATCCGGTGGTGCGTTGGTCGTCTAATTTGACTACACCTTTGCAGGCGTTGCAACGTACCTGGATGATCATTCCGCTACCGCTTTGATGATGCCTTGATGCACGAACTCGCGCTTCAATGCTTCATGCGCGAGGTGCAGCTCATCGGTCAGACGATCCACTTCTGATTTGTACCAGTCACGCTCACGCGCAATCGCCATCATGTGATCGTGCAGTCGGTCATAATGTTCACTCGGATTCATCATTGTGTGTCCATTCGTAGCGCGTGTAGTTCACCGGACATCGCAGCCAAGGTCGTTTCCAAGACTTGGATGTGCGAGTTGAGTCGAGCGATTTCAATGCCAAACTCTGCAATCTGAATCTGTGCTTTACGTGTGGCCAACTGGTGTTGTGCTGTTTCGTAGATCAGTTCTGCGATGCGGAACTGTTGGTTCTTGATCGTCATGTCATAGTCACTGATGCCCATTACAACTCTGCGCCTTGGGCTAGGTACACGCGCAAGCGTGAGATGTCTGAGTGGGCTTGGGTGAGTGTCACTCGACATGCTTCGAGTTCGTGCATGAGGCTGTTGCCTGCGTCTCGCAGGTTGTCTCGATCTTCGGTGACCAACTCAAGTGCGACTGAGAGTTCGCTGATGCGTTGTTCTAGTTCGGTGATGATGTTCACGGTGTCTGGTGTCATTTTGGTTTGCTCCTTTTATTGAGTTCTGTTTTGAGTGCTTCTAAGGTGGCGAAGAATCTGTCTTGGTCTGCTACCCCGATGACCATCTTCTCTAAGAATTGGATTGCGTTCTGTATGTCTTGCTTTGTCATGTTGCTCCTGTTGGTACGGGATTGCTGGGTGGGGTTCAACGGTTCGGGGGAGCGACTCCCCACCCAGCAAACTTGTGTCATCGAGTGTGGGTTACCACATCGATGCTGATTCGTCAGTTGCACCAGGCTCAACTTTGGCCTTGTACAACTTCGGTGCGTTGAAGCCCTTGGTCTTCTTCTCACCATCACCTGTGTACTTCACAGTGAGATTGGTACCGACCATTGCGGTCACGTTCGCAGCTGTGGCTGCTTCACGGATTGTTTTGACCATGTTGCCGCGCGCCCAAAGGTTGCCAATCTCGGTGCCGGTGTTGATCGTGAACACGAACACGTATCGCAAGTCTCCGTTGTCCCAAGTCTTCGTGTTGCCTTGTGGGTCACGGTCTTCCAACTTCTTGACTTCCAAAACTTTGCCCGAATGGGTGTCGCCTGGTGTCTCGAACTTGAGCGCAGGATACTTTGATCCTCCGTCTTGTAGGAATATGTCTGTCATTTGCTTTCCTCCTGAACACGGAATGTGTTCTGTTCTGGGATGTATTGGATTGTCACTTGATCAACTGTGATGCCGTAACAGATTTGAGCGAACAGCTCAGCCTGTTTGACATCGAGGTGACCTAGTGCTTCGCCTGCCTTTTGGTATGTCTCCTTGGTGATGTGGGAGCAGATGCCCTTCACCAAGTCTCGGTCAAACTGTCCGTCTTGCATGAGAAGCAGAATGCCCCTAGCAATTTCGTATCGTCTGTGAGATTTGTTTGCGCTCAGATTGATGTTCCGTTTCGCTGACTGGGCATCAATGAGCAAGGTTGCGTATTGGTCGCGTCGTTCGTGATCGAGCGATTGGATTTGTGTCTTGATGTAATTCAACGCCAAGATGTCTTCGCTGCGCACGTCGTATGCACGACCTTCGATTGGGTCGATCATCCTGGGTACGCATCGTCTGGGTTGTCGAAGCCTGCGATCTTGCGTTTCTTCGGCTTCGGTTTCGTTGGATCAACAACAAAGAACGGTGCAGAGTGTTCAGCCTCCACCAACTCGATGACTCGTACCAGCGCATCAAAGTGTTCGTTGGTGCATTGGTCGAAGTGTGGCACCCCTTGAGGCCATGACAAGATCAGCATCTTCTGTGCTTCAACAGTCAAGGCTTCGATTCGTGCCTTCATCCAACCTTTACGTGCAGTCAAGGACTTGGGTGTTTCCACGACTTTGGTGGGTTGGTCGGCTTTGTAGGGCTTGAATAGGTCTTTGCGTTTGCGCCATTCACGGGTGGTGAATGATTGTTTCGCTGCTTCCCATCCTGCTACAAGGTTGACTTCGTGGAAGGCAACTGTTGCGTCTCCTGCTGGTAGGTGGCAGATGATGCCCACTGTCTTGTCGATGGCTGGCATTGGTGTGCGTTCGCCTGTCTTCCAGTTGTACATCCAGTCTGCGTTCGCATACATGGCGAGCTGCACAGCAATGTTGCCGTAGGAGTACGACAGGTCTGTGCCGGTCTTCAAGTCGAAGATGACAAGTCGGCCATCCATGAGTGTGACGATGCGGTCTGCTGTACCTGCGTACTCAAGTTCATCATTGATGAGCAACACTTCAATGAACTCGTTGTGCATGATGATGCCGTGTGATTTGATTCCTGCAACATACGCATCGATGTCTGCTTGCAAACCTGGCAAGATTGCAGGCTTCAAACCAAGATCAATCTGTTCGGTGATTGCGTGTAGTGCTGTTCCAAGATTGGCACGACTGTACGCACCTGCTGCTTCTACACAATCGTTTGCAATCTTGTTCATGCGAGTGCGATCATCAATCGCTGTTGATGCTTGTGCAAGTAGGTCTGGTCGTTGTACCAATCCTGTGATTGCCATGCGTACTTTCCAATCAGCAAGTGATGCTGTGTCATCAAGTGTCTTTGCGACAGTTGTGACTCTGGTGTATCCGCGTGACTTGCCTTCAGGTTGTTGGATCAGGTATCTGCCCCAACGATCCTTCGGTGCTTCTTCTTGAATGAAGTCTTCTGTACTCATTTCGCAGGCTCCTTAGTGCTTGGGAATTATTAGGATTGTGACTGTAGCACTTGTTATGTGTGCCGATGGGGATACTCACCTGGGGGTGTTGCAGGGTTGTTTGGTTGGTCTAATTCGAGCAGCAGTTCAGCCCATTTCTGTGCAGGCATCACCGCATACCAGTCAGCAGGATCGGTTGATCCACGCCGTTTCACGATGACTGCACCTGCCCAAGCCTTGGCGTTCTTCATCTCAACCTCCAGCTCACGGAGATACCCAGGCAGGTCAATTCTTTTCTCATTCTTCACCTCGATGCACACACCTGGCATGCCGTCAATGTCGCCTCGATCATCTGTCCATCCGGCACGGGAGCGTTCAGCACCAGTCCAGCCAAGACGGTTGAGCCACTTAGCCACCGCCAACTCTGCTGCTGATCCTTTGCGCTTCTGAGGTGATGTCACGATGTCAAGACTCTAATGTTCTTTCGGAGCGCACGTCGTATGCGTTCACGTTCATTGGTTGATGTACCAGCCCAAATACCTTGGTCATCGTTCTTCATTGCGAACGCTAAACATTCGCGTCGCACAGGGCAGGTGCCACAAATAACTTTTGCTGCACGAACAAAAATGCTGTTGCCTTCGTTGAAGAACAGATCAGTCTGACCTTTGCATTTCGCTTGAGTCATCCATTCAGGTTGTGTTGGTCTGAAGACATGTGCGCCTTCAGACCAACTATCAACAACGTGACCTTCGCTCATTTGTGTGTTGGATGGTTGAGTCGAGCCTTGGCAACACGCTTCAAAGTTTTGATGGCGCGTTTGTTGGCACGATGTTCTTTGCTGATGAGTAGATGAACAAGGATGAGCATCACGAAGTTGATGATGATCCAAGTCACCCACGCTTGTTGGGATACTGGTGTTGGTTGTCCTTCTGGAATATCTTCACCGGTCATTGGTAACAGGAAGAACAACCATCCAATCATTGTGAATGCGATGATCCAGCCTGCCTTGATTCTGTCTGTTAGTGGTTCCATTTGTTTGCCCTCCTATGGGTCGTCTTCGACTGTAGGGCATTGATGGTGCAAGATGGTGGATGGTCACCAACCGCCCTCTGGGACGATCCAAGGCGACCAATCAGAACCTGTTGCCCTGAACAGGAGCAGACCAGCCTTGAGGTTGGTGAGCGCGTCAAGCAAGGGTTCTTGGGTGCATATCTTCATCTGGGTGCAAATAGGCGCATACTTGTTTCGCTTCGGGTCGTAATTTATTCCATTGATTTGGAGGGCTCCAGCATCACTGCGATGATTCGAGCTGTCATGCCCGATCACTTCGCAGTTCTTATTCACGATGTCACCGCCCCTTCGGTTCGGGCATCCACCCGATTCTCGAAGGATGATTTGACCGAGCCGTTTCCATGTGCGAGGTGGCCATCCTGCTTCGGCTGCGAGCTGTGGCAACCAACTGATGTCGCCATGTTGGAACACGATGTTCGGTTGGCGTTCTTTTGGTATCACTTCGCTTCGGGTTGTGGAAGGGCTGTGGGTGGGTTCGGGGGCTTGGACTGCGTGTGCTGTTCCGATGCCGATGGTGAGTAGAACTGTGGTGACGATGGTTGCTGTAATGCGTCTCATGTCTTGTCCGATCTTCGCAGGTTGATGGGTAAATAACCCACACCCAAGGAGGAAGGTGTGGGGGCTGTTCAGCGACCAATCGGGTGCGAACGAGCCAAGACCTACCCTAGTTGATCAGGAGTGCAGATTGCTATTTTGCGCACCATTGCGCATGGAATATGGAGAACATGGTCGATGTCGTCATCCATAGTCCGTGACTGGTACACGGTGATGTGATTCGGCTTACCGCCATCGCAGGTCGGCAGCAGGAACCCACACGTGTAGACAATCATTTCATCTTTGTCGAGTGATTCAATCGGTGTCCAAGTTGCCACACCCGAATGAGCATCAGCCCAAGTCACCAACACCATTGTGTTGCTCACGGCTGGGATGCGAGGTAGTCAACACCACGCCACCTAGCCCAACCGTTGCGGATCGGTACCAACTCCAGCACGAAGTCACCGTCACCTGGTTCGTACTCGACTACAGCCAAACCTTGTTGCCAGTCTTCTGATCTGAATAATGGTCGTCCGTCAAGATCATGCCCACCCCTAGTCGATGGCACTGCGCCGTCGATGCGAGCAAGACATCCTGGTGATGCAGCCAAGATTGTTCTCGCACCGTCGTAGTCATCTCTTGTTCGTTCAGCCCATTCGCGTCGGTGAATGTGTCCGAAGATCACCGAAGTCTTTTGTGTTGACAGATACTTGTGCGCGGTACTGCCACCACTGGCAACCTTGTCGCCGTGAATGACGTGCAGGCGTTCGTTGATCCAATGCGCACCGGTTGGGTATCCACTCAGATACTCCACTTCAAACTCATCCAACCGGCACAGATACGGCACCGACATCACAGGCCACTCCGACGGAACCTTCCCACGTCGCAACCCGAACGCAGCAGCAGCCGAGTCCAGAACATAATTGCCAAGGCGTTCTTCATGGTTGCCTGCAATCCACGTGATGGTGGCTTGCGGTGCGAGTTTGCGCAACTGTGCGCACAACTCTGTTGCACGATCTATCGCAGCTTGTGTGGTTCGTGCGAACGCTGGGGTGTAGCGGTACTTGCCAAACTCGCACAGGTCTAAGTTGTCGCCAACCATGACGATCTGTGCAGGCTTCGATGCTTTGATGATCCGTAACGCAACCTCTATCGCTTGCTCATCGTGGATTGCTTCCAAGCCTGTGGCACTGTGGAAATATCCGATCTGCATGTCCGGCAGGATCACAGCCGTCTGGTATTCGCCGTGCTTGATGGGTTGTGGGTTGAGGGTGGGGACTGTGTATCGTTTGCCAGGTTGGATCACTGGCCATGCTGGTTGACCTGCTTCGCGCAGGTCGTCAGCTAGGGACATTGTGGTTGTCTCTGTAACGGGTGATCGATGATGGTGACAGTTTCAATCCACGCTTCTTGAGTGCATGGATGATCTGCATTGGTCTGATCGTTGGATCGTTCAATGCTTCGCGCAAGTCTTTGCCATCTTCCGCAGAGAGTTTGGCAATAATGTCGTCAATCTTTGACGCGCCTCTTAGTTCTTGGGCTTTGATTTCCTGTAGAAACTTTGCCATTAGGTACCCCCTTGAGATGCCAATCGATGTGTCCGTCCAACTTAGTCCCGATAGTCGTCACATTTCCACTAAGCACCTCCAACGCATCCACAACCTTTGCATGGTCTTGCGTGTTCTCCTTACGCATCACCAACATCAGCGTCGTCAAAACCCCACCCACAGCCGTGATCAACGCAGCGACAACAATGCCCCAGTCCATTATGCGCCCAGCGTTGGGTTGGCTGTCTCGTAGTCGAGGACGGCTTGTGGCATTGCTTGACCTTCGGTGAACCTCAGATGCCAAGGTTCTGCACCAGGCATGTCAACAACTTCGTGACTGAATCCGAACCGTTGCTCGTTCTCTAGCAACCAACTAAGAACCTTCCCAGATGCGTTTGCGACATCGACTGCGATGCCCATCATGTGACGTGAACACTTCGCAGGATCATCAACAGGACTGGCAAGAACAGCCATGCCCTTCTTCAGATACCACTTCTTGCCGTCATAGGTTCGGGTCTGTGCGCCTTCAATAACTTCCAACTGGAACCGTTGCAAGAACCCAGCCTTCTGCTGAGCGATGCTTCGATACGTGTCACCGGAACTAGTCGGCTTCAGATTGATCCCACCCTCAGCCATCGCTGCATGCTTCATTGCTTCCCAAGCCCGAGCAGCACAGTGATGCAACTGACCGCCACCTGTGATGGGTCGCAACATCGTGAGCGAAACCTCAGAAGGCTTCTTGCCTTTGAGATGTTCGCACCACTTGATAGGGACTACAGGCCAAGGCATCTTGGTCATTGAGTTACTTCTTCTTCGCGCCGAATGCGTCGTTGATTTCATCCATCGTCAGGTTGCCATCAAGCGATGACTGAGCCAACTTCTGAATCACGGTGGCAGTAGCGGCGAAACCTGCTAAAACTGCCGACTTCCATATCTCCAGTTCCGGTGCAATGACGGCACTGCCGCCGACAATCGCCAAGGCTGACGATAGGAACACTGCAACGATACGACCTGCAACATCTTGGAACTTCTTCATTCTGATTCTTCTTTCTTGGTGAGTGCGCCGATCAGGTGCAGAACTAATGCTCCAACAGTAAGCCAGATCACGACTCGTTGGATAGCCCCAGACAACGTGAGGATCGTCGTGACAGATGCAGCAATCGTCCACAGCAACGCATGGAACTCACCCCATATCTTCATCGTCTATTCCTTCGGATTGGTGCAGGGGCTGACACCAAGAATACAGCACTGAGAGCGATCAGCGCACGTCGAGTCTTGATAGGCACAGTCTGATTCGTCATCACATAATCATCAGCAAAACCTTGGAACAGATTCAACACGGCCTCGAATGCTTTACGCACAGATGACGGTGCATCTTGTACAGCAGCCACCAACTCAGTCGCCTGCTCCGTTGATAGTTCTTCAACCGCTACCTGCTCAAATACTTGCTCGGCTTCAGCGTTCGTTAGCACCTCAAGGATTGCCGGTTCGGATGCAATGGAGACGGCTTGGTCGGTGGTAAGTGCGAAGGTGAGCAGCTCGGTGACGATGGCTTTGACTTCTGCTGGGGTTGCTTGCTCAATGTTGGCGAGGGCTTCAACAACAGCCTTATCGCTGATGGGTGGGAGTGGTGCGTCTTCGGCTGGTTGGCTTGTCTCAGGGGCTTGTGGTGCTTCTGGCAGGGTGTCTGGGGGTGGGGGCATGGTCGCTGGGGGCAATGGCATTGTGTCTAGGGGCAATGGGATTGTCGGTATCGTGGCTGGTGGCTCAGGCATGGTGCTTGGCACGGGAGGGAATAATGGTTGTAGTACGTATGGCAGGGTGGGTGGTGGCTCAGGGATTGTCTCTGGTGGGGCTGGCATTGTTGTGGGTGGTGGAGGCACCGTTTCAGGTGGTGGTGGCTGTGTCGATGTTGTACTTGTTGTTGAAGTTGTGGTCGTCGAAGAAGTAGTTGTTGAACTTGTAGTCGTAGTCGTGCTGCTTGTAGTTGTCTCAGGGATAGTTGTCGTTGTCTGAGGGATAGTTGTCGTAGTCTGAGGGATAGTTGTCGTAGTTGATTCACCGTTGGTTGTGAACGCATCATCCGGAACGATTGCCCATCCCTCATTGTTGATGTTCCATGCGAGCATCACACAGGTGTTCCCGCCGTTCTCGTACATCCACAAGTCGAGTGGTTGACTGCCTGCACTAATGTCTATCTGCCCAGACTCCATCCAAGAGCAACCCTGATCACCCCAGTAGCCCCACTCGTTGCCACCAATGTTGATACGGCCACCATCATCAGAAGCCAACCAGAACTCAATCGTGTTGTGTTCAGGGATAGTGATGAACCCAGTCATGTGAACCATGAACAGATCGCCTGTGCAATCTAGATACGGTTCACCGTCATACGAGCGGTTGATGTTGTTTTCCACCTCCGACCCACACAATGGATACTCACTGTCAGACATGACAGGAGGAACAAGATCAATCATGTAATACGACGTGAACAACCCTGGTGCCGGATCAGCTGACGCTGACGGAATAAAACTAAAGATCGAGGCTAGAAGCGCAGGAGCAACAACTAACCAGCGGCTACGAAAGAAGGAGAACAACCTCATCAGCCGTGATTCCCAAACGATTGAGAATTGCTTGTCTTGCCTGTTCCTTTTCAATTTGTAATTGTTCGGCTTTGTTCTTGACGGCATCTAATTCTCTATCTGTCAAATCTGTTCTGTTGTCACTTGTGCCAATCCATATCGTGCCATCAGGCTCAACGCTTATTGGTTCTTGATGACCTAATGCAACGGCAGCGGCAATCAATAAAATTACGTTCATGCTGCAATCACAATAATGGAACGGTTGCCAAATGTGCCTGTGCCGGATGATGTTTTATATTTTGCGGTAAACGTGTTTGACCCTGCGGTCAATGTGACTGGATAAACCGCGCTGTTTGACCACTCTTGTCCGCCTGTTTTCATGCCTAGCAAACTAACTGCTGTTGCATCACCTGCTGCAATAGTCGTTGCACCAGATACCGCAAAACTCATATAGGTTGCTGTGCCTGATGTTGCGTTGTAACTGTAAGTAGTGACAATCACATACGCTGTTGTCCCTGTTGTAAGAGTTACTGCTGGGCCGGATGTAGCCAAATCTGTATAACTTGTACTAGTAGTCGTTTGGGTTGTTGCTACTGTTGCACCGCTTGATGTCAGACCAACTCCGCCAGAAATAAAGATTGCTGCTGATGCACTAATGAAGACCAACTTGCCTGATGCGTTTTGTGCCAGTGCCAAGGTACCGGTTGTTCCAACCGTGCATGTTCCAGCCGTTACTGTGCAAACGCCTGCACCAATGTTGGCAATCTCCACGACATCCGAAGCACCAAAGATTGAGGTATTGACGGTGATGGTGGTTGCCGATGCCGAGTTCATCACGATTCGATAACCAACGTCAGCAACTGTCAAGACATAACTGGCCGTCTTGGTTGACACAGGCAAAGTTGTGATTGCGTTGAGCTGCGATGCCAGGAGGGTATTGCCTGAACCGAATGGGAATGGTGTTGCCATAATGCTCCTATTGTAGTGCGAAGTCGGTGTCGTCGAGGGCTGAGGTGTCCAGGATGAATGGTAGTACAAGTTGGACTTGACCCATTCCGATGGTGACGCGATGTGTTGATGGGTTGACTGTGTGCCGTATGGATTCGACCACTACGTTCTGTGTCACCGTTGCCGGTGTACCAGTAGAGAATGTCTTAGTCACTGACAGGATGTCACCAATCTCTAGCCCTGCCATCTGTGCTTGTTGTGCGGTAGTCAACGCATTCAACAACACATCCATCTCCGAGAACCTGACCACAGGGTCTTGGAACCGTGACAACAACGATGCAGCCAACGCTGACCCAGCAGCATCAGTGGCCAACGGAACCCCAGTCAACGACAACGCTTTGATCCCATACTCAGCCTGACTAGCTGTACCAGACGCAATGCTTGAAGCCGTACCACCATCAATCTGCACAGCCACACGATTCAACACCGTCTCAGCCCCATACACATTCGCCAAAGACTGAATCGGAATCGCAGCCGTACCACCAAACGAAGCCACAGCCGTACCAAACGACACCGCAATCCGCTTATCAAACGACACCATCCCAGAACGATCCACAAACAAACGCCCACCCTCAGCCGTCGCCACATCCTGCAACGCCTGCAACACATTCGTGGCATCCTCATACGCAACCGTTCCACATGTCGCAACCCCAGTCTCAATGTTTCGCAACGCAGTGGAGAACGCCACCTCTGGTCGATCCAAGATTGCTGACACACGCGCAGATGTGAGTTGTGATGAAGGGTTGAATGCGGTCAGCACGGTTTGACCGAGTTGGCCGAGCGCGTCGGTGGCAACGATTGTTGCTGTTGACAGGTTGGGTTCGGCATAATCAATGTTCAAGTCGTACACGAAGCCTGTGAACATTGCTGTGGTTCCGGCTGTACCGCCGTACACCTGGAACTTGCGTCGTGGTGCGATACCAACAGTGCCACCTGAATACCATTCTGATGCTGTGTTCAGTGGATCAAAGTATCGTGCAGCTGCACGGTCATCGGCTTGGATTGTGCAAGATGATGATGGGAACGAATCAAGTTGGGTGGCACGACCACGATTGATATTGATGTTTGTTACATACTCGGTGATGTCCACAAACTCTGTTGAACCATCCAACACATCCGTGCTGTCAAGTTTGCTGGAATCCAATGTGAACGCATCAGCCAAGAAACCGACATCCAACAAGACCTTGTATGTTGAACCCCACTTCGCAGCCTTAGCCATTAGTTACCTGCAAAGAACGCATTGCCGCCGTTCACTCTCCCACGTCGAGTCAACAGATCAGCGATCTGATCAGCAACATCTGAAGGCGTAGCCACCAACCCAGCATTCACATTCACCACCATCCCACCCCCAGCAGGATTCGCCATGAACCCAGTCGAGTTACCAGTCACCGTTGCCGGAATAGATGCAGCCACACCAGCCATCGGGTTCGCAGCAACAACCTTTGGATACAACAGTTGAGTCTCCCCAACCTTCTTGATCGCCTCACGATAGTTGTCCAACGCTTCAGTCTCACGTTCAATCGCCTCAGCCACAGCATCAGTCGCATCAGCCTGCTTCTGCTTCGCATCAGTCAACGCATCCGACAAAGTTTTCAATATCTCCGAACCAGCCGACGCACCAAAGACTGCCTCATTCAACAAACCAGTCGCAGTCGTCAAACTCTTAGTCGCCTCAGTCTGCTGATCAATCGCATCAGCACTCGACAACTTCGCCTCAGCCAACGCAATCTCAGCCTCACGAATCATCTGAGGTGTTGACTCAGGATCAGCACGAACCTTCTTCAACGCCTCCTCAGCATCTTTGATCGCAAACAACGAACCCTCCACGTTGTACCCAGCACGTTCCAACCCACGCTGAGCCTGTGTCAACTCGAACGCAGCCTTCCTAGCCTGCGGCGAATCAGCACCATACCCAGCCACAGCCTGATCCAACGCAGCCTGCGCATCAGCCACACCTTGGTTCGCAGCCGTCAACGACTTACCAGCCTGCACCGAAGCCTTCTGCGCCTGAGTGAAGGACTTCTGTGCAGAATTGCTTGACTTCAACGCATCGGTATAAACCTTCAACTTCTCCGTCGCGGTCTTCACAGCCTTGGCCACACCGCCCCCACCCCCAGCCCCATCACCGAGCGTGTCCGCTGTGATCTTGCCAGTCTTATTGAAGAACCGTTCAGCAGCATCAGCAGACATCAACTCAGTTTTGAAACGGTTGACAGGAATAGCAATGTTGTCAAATGATGCCTTCAAATTGTCAATATTGATTGCTGTACCAGTCAACGCTTTGTATGCATCCTTGGCTGCTTGACCTGCTGCGAATGGTGCCTCTGCGGTAGCTTTCGCAAAGTAATAAGCCTTGTACAGAACATTGACTAATTCGGCACCTGCAACAGCCATAGTTTTGAAGGCTGCGACAACCGATGTTCCGGCACCTCCAGATTCAAATATCAGTTGCTGGAACCCTGCAATCAAACCATCTTTTCCAATAACAGTTGTGATTCGAGATACGGCAGGAGCAACCTTCTCTGTTAGAAACTTGGCAAACTGATCCAAGTATGGGAGCAACGCTGCACCAATCGTTTCAACAATCTCACCGAACTGACCTTTGATGATTTTGAGTCTGCCACTGAATGTGTCAGCAGCAGTTGCAGATGCACCACCAAAGGTCGCAGTCAACGACTCCAACACCTTCTGGAAGTCTTTGGACTTGAGAACATTCTCATCGATTGGCACACCCAACTTCTTCAATGCTGTGAAGTTGCCCAAACTGGCCTTGCCCAAACTGAGGCTCACAGCCGTCAAGTCATTACCAGTAGCACTGGCAATATCTTGCGCCAAACTCAACAGACCAGTCGCTTTGCTGTAGTCACCAGTGGCGCGAGTCAACCCACCCAACGCTGCTCGAAGATTCGTATCAGACTCACCTGTCAAAAGTTGTTGAGTTGCAATCAATCGTTCTGTAGATGCGATCAACTGATCACTAGCACCGAAGGTTGTTTGCAACTGTTTCGCTAACAACGCTTGAGACTTCTCATCTTCAGCAGCAGCCTGCACAGCCTTGAATGCAAACGCACTCACAGCACCGAACGCAGCTGCACCAGCAATCGCCATTGTCTTGAATGACGGCAACAGACTTGACACCTGGGTCTTCAACCCACCCATGCCATCGTTGACTTGCTTGATCCCCTTCTTGTATTGCTCAGCGTCAGCAAGGAATCGAACTACGAAGGTACGTGCGCCAGCCATGCGCCAATTCTAGATGACATCCTCACAAGCCGAGCGCAAGGCACGGAAGTCAGCCAACACAGCAGACCACAATGCTTTACCTTCAAGACCGTCGTACTTCGTTATCACCTTGCCTGCATCCCACCACGCATCATTCATCTCAACACCGATAGTGCGCTTGCGTCGAGGTTGCGCAGACTGACGTGGTGACGCAGGTGTTGGGTTCCGTGCAGGTTCGTATTGGAAGTCTGTGTCAATGAATGCACCTGATTGTTCGTGGAACTCAAACGGTTGATCTGGTGCATGTTGCGGAAGATAGAAGATACGCGCAGCATCTTTCGTTGCAGGGTCACCTTGCAAGTTGATTCGTTCATGCAACTCAGCCCACACAGCTCGCCACAGTCCTGCCGGTACACGCTCAGCCAACGGAAGAACCAAGTGGTAGTGAGGATCATCTAGTCGATGTGAGTATGTGGAATAGGCAAGATACTCAAACCCGTCAAGGTTGGCATTCGCAAACGACTCACCGTCCATGTCAACAACCAACGCTTCAATGAACCGAACCGCAGTATTACCGCGAGTCCTACCTGGGTAATACTCAACAGGTGACCACAACGCACCATCAGACTTGTGCGCATTCTCCTCATGGTGCATCAAGCGTTCCTTGAGGTCAACCCAATTTGATGCGAACGGCTTCGGCTGAACAGACTTGACCGAATCAAAATAGACAACCATGAACGCCTCCCTATCTACAGGGTAGCGAAACCACAGCCAAAGTCAAGACTTATCTTCAAGCCCTTTGAGAACCTCATCAATCGCATCCAAATACACCCTGGCAATGTTGTCCTTGTTCTTGCGCACAGCAGGCCAGAAGAAGTATCCCTTCTGTCCACGATGCGGAAGGAACTGGGTAGTCCGACCCCCACCCTTACGCAAGCCATCTGAAGCAACTCGGTTGCCCTGTGAATCAACTCTTGTTGCCCGTGATCTAGCCCCAGCCGAAGTCCTATTCGATGAACCATATTTACCACCACCGAACTCGGCACCAAAGAACACATCACCTCTGGTCACCTTGCGCTTTACCCTGCGTCGTGTCTTGATGCTGTAAGAAGACGAGAACTTCCGTGACTTTGATTGGAACGCAGAGTTCTCCTGCAACTTGATGATCGGGATTCGGTCGCGTTGCGCTCGCATACCCTTCATCACTTCCATTGCTTGCCGATTGCGTTCCACAGATGCAGCTTCAAACTTCGCTGCAACAACTAGAAGTTCAGCAACCCGTTCACCAGCCTTGCGAGCTTCTTTGTTGAAGTCAGGATATGTCTTGGCAAGATCACGAAGGAAGTTGTCAATCCCCTTGATCATCACAGGGTCTTTGGATAAATCCTCCGAACCTGTGAACGTGCCACCTCGACTAAGACCTGCCATGATCCGATACTACTTGCCTAGATGAATGGCTCTCCATCGAAGGTACGCCAACATTGTAAACAGCATTCGTGGTTCTTCTGCCAGCAGTGAACTCGGCGATATTCCAGTCTCGCAAGCGAGATAGGAAATTACCCAGTGTGCTGACTTGTCTCCAAAGGGACGATCACTGCGTCTGCGCTATCTCCCACTTCGAGTGCTTCAATCTCCTCGCACCATGATTCAAAGTCCAACCCAGTTTTCTTCAACCGTTTCTCTGCATGCCATCCAAGGTATGCAAGATCGGTCAAGGTGAGTTCGTCTTCAAACTTGGCGACACTGCGATTGTATTTATTCTCAAACGCAATGAAGTCAGGGAACGCAGCAATGATTGTGCGTTGCTTGCCATCTAATGCACTAGTCAAACTGAGTGCGATCTTCATTCTTTACCTCCGCAGGTAAGGGTTGGAATTATTGAAATCAGCCGTTGGTGCCAGTCTTGGTGATTGCACCAGAGATTGGATACGTGATTGAGACGGTGGCTAGGTCGCCTATGGCACCATTTACGGGTGTCCAGCTTGTAGGCAGAACGGAAAACGCATACTGAGGCGACGTAGAGCTAGCAGCAGCAGTGCCGTTTGGCTTCACTGTCATCGGTACAGCAGTACCAGCAGTGAACGCATCCCAGAACAACTTCTCAATCGTTGGGTAATCCTGTTGCAACTCAAGCGTGATCGAGTTATCAATCATCCCCTGGATGCGCGTCATGGCTGAAGACCCCATCGCCGAAGTCACAACTTCAGCAGCTGTCGTCGACAGAGTGATACTTGTGACGTATGAACTGATGTCGGTTGCAGCAGTACCGAAGGTGACTGCCACGTTTGTGAGAACTTGCTTTGCCATGATGTCTGCTCCTGCCTATCGGCGTTTGAGTTGATGTCTGCTCGGCAGAGCCGATGCGATAACACTACACGCCACAACGCACACTCGGCAAGGGGTCAGGCGTACACCGTGACAACGAAGTCAATCGCCAGATACGTTGCGTCATTCGCTTCAAGGGTAGAGATGTTGTTTGCTGACTCGACAATCAAGTCCTGCACAACCCCACCCAAAGTCCGATCCGATTCGATCGCTTGACGAATCGAAGTAGCACCCTTGTATGACAGATACCCATCCAACAAAGTTTGCGCAGTACGCTCAGCCGAACGACCAACCACAACACTGATCGTGAACTTGTGGGTAATCAAACCCCCACCCATAGCCCCGTTGTACTGAATTGAATCCAGCAACGGCCAAGCGAACGGGGTGTTCACATTGTCAGGCTGATAGGCGTAAGCGCGAAGACCTGACACGGTTGCCAGGTTCGCAGCCAAACCAGTTTTGATCTGGGAGACGGTAGTGGTTGAACTCATGCGAATAGACGCATGCGTCGGTACGGCTCGACGAGCTGTGCCACGTCAGGGTCAAGCGCACGGGTTACTCTCATAACAAAATCACCGAATCCGGCAACACCCAACGGCGAATCGTAACGCTTGAAAAGTCTTGATGCCTGGATGATTGTTGCCTGAGTAATCGTTTCAGGTACAGCAGGCCAACCAAAGGTTGCTGTCACCTTCACCAACGCTTGAGAACCATAGTTGGCATTCACAGTTGGGAACAGGTAATCACCAACAGCACGAATCTTGTCGTAAGCCCAAGTGATGCCATCAAGATCACCGTTCAACGGTTCCAACTGCCAATCGGTTGGAGTCCAAGTTGTATCAAAAACACCATCAGCATTCGTTGAAGTTTGCAAAGTGAGTGCAGTTCCAGAGATGTCATCTATTGAACAGAAGAACGAATCCTCTGCTTGGAACACGCGAGAAGTTGCGGAGCCAGTTACCCAAAACTTGCGATTACAAAAACCATCAATAAGGCGTGAAGCAGCTCCTGCACAGTTGTCAATCAGTGTGTCATCAATAGTGTCGGCGGTGCCGATGCGTAACGCTGCTTTGATCTGTGCTGTGGTTGCATACGCATTGGTTGCCATAGTGTTCCAATCCTAGTTTATGGACGCGGCTCCACGATACTGCGTACCTTCCAAACTGTAGTTGATAAACGGATTCAACGAATAGACCTGACATCCGTACATCTCAAACAAGCGTTGCTTCATGTCTCGAAGGTGCAACTCATACAACTCCCAAGGATGCTCACCCTGCACATAACCATCCACCCGTTCAGCACCACCCAAAGTTCCACAATCAGCACCGACCAACACAATGAACTTCGCACCCAGATACGCAGCCAAGTGCATCGCACCATGAATCCCAGATGAGCCGATCACCAGAGAGTTGTCGAGCGTAGGCCAGTCCTTGCCGGACGGATTGAACGAAGTGCCAGGACGACCAGTGGTCGTTGGGAACGTGACAACCTTGGACACCTCCACCAAGAACTCTGCATCCGTGCCATGCTCGCGATGAGGCGTGAACACAGCGATTGATTCGTCACGCCTCGCTTCCAATACAGCGTCAGCGTGATAGTGGCTGAACACGTAATACCTGCGCAGACCGAACACTGACCCAGCGAAGTTTGTTGCCACACAAATCTTGTCATCAAAGAAACTCGGTGCCAGATAGTTCAATGTCGCACCAGACCCGAACACATAGATCGTCTCAAACTCATGCCTATTGCGGTAGTCGATCAATCCCATCCGAACTCCCTTCGACGCTTCAAATCCCAATGCCCAGCGTCAGGCAAACCTGACTGCCAACGCAACTGATGCAACTCCTGATTCGCTTGGAAACTCTTGGCATTCTTCTCAGCCAACGACGGATCAGAAGCAATCGTTGAAGAATTATCGTGAGCAATCTTCGCCTGCGAAACCTTCACATCAACATTGATCCGACGCGCACGATCCTCAAAATCGTTGTCCTCAAAATATGCAGGCACATAACATTCACTGAACAGACCAACCCGTTCAACCACACCAGCACCCACCCACGCACACGACCAAGGCTGCGCCGCACCAGTCAACGTGAGGTTGTCAGGTTCGCAATCTTTGTAGAACGCTTCTAGTTGACCTGGTTCAAACCATGCGTCAGAGTTCAACAGAATCCAACCTTCCGCGTGAGGTGTTGCTTTGATACCAAGATTCCACGATGGTGCCACACCAAGATTCGTTGGCATCCTCCACAAATACCAGTTCTGAACATGTTGCCAAGGCGCAGTCCAAGCCAACATGTCAGCGTCATATCCATCGCCGTTGTCGATGATGATGAGCTGCTCGACGGGATAGTCCAGCGAGCGGATCGCCCGTTCTAGTAAGTCATACCTGTTCAGGACTGGGATGATGATGCACGGCACCATTCAGCAAGTCCCTTCATCACAGGCTTCCAATGAGCATCCCAAACAGCGTCAGCGTTGTATGCCTGTGCGAAGTCCACAGCCACCTGATCAACCCCTCTAGGAGCGTCGTAGGCGTGTCTCAGGGCATCCACAATGGAACCCACCTGGGGAGTACAGAACCAAGAACGCTGAGCATTATCCCAAAACGGTTGCACCTCCACAGCCCACCCAGACCCAACCAACTCCGGCTGAGCAGTGAAGTCACTGACGATCACTCTGGTGCCACACGCCTGAGCCTCGATCACAGCCAACCCAAACCCTTCGCCCATACTTGCGGACAACAGCACGTCAGCTGATGCGTACATGGATGCCAATGCCTGCTGAGGGAACCCAGTGCGATATGCGTACTGATCAACAATCTTGTATTGATCCTCACGGATTCCGCAGGCATGGAGCAACGCAATCAGATTGATGCCACCCATCGCACCATCCTTCTCGGTGTGCAGATATAACAATGCGTCAGGTTTATCTTGGGCAAAAATACCGAACGCCAACATGTTCTCAGCAAACGACTTACGAGACGGAGACGCACCCTTGTTCGCTGCATTCATCATCACCACAAACTTGTCATCAGGAACATCACCCATCAACTGCCGACCAGTGAACTCCCTACCAGCATTCGCAAACTTGACATCAGGATTGAACACCGACTCAATCCCATGCGGAACATAGAAACATTCCACATCAGCATCATTCAACATTTTTTCACCGAACCGAGACATCGCAATCGGTTTCACATTCGGACGCGCACACCACTCAACAACATCTGCTGGACAAGGCGCATGATCAATCGGAACCCACGACGCAATGTTCGCAACCATCTCCAACGACTTTGACTTCAACGGCCACACATCAAACAAAGTCATCAACAACGATGGCAACTCAGGATTACCATTCGACCAATCCATTCCGTGAGCAACCATCACATCATCGCTGTATGGTGCCATCCCACGTGGATACATTTTGATTCCATTCCAATTTGACGAAACTCCTTCAAGTCCGTACATGGCATGGATTGCTACTTCGTGACCTTCTTTGACGAGCCTTGTGACGGCTTGCGCGGTTTGCGTACCGTAACCGGTGGGGACGAAGGGAGCATTGCTGTACCAGAGGATTCGTAGCGCGTCCCCATTGGTAGGTCTGCTACTTCTGGCAAGTGTGCTATTCCCCGATGTAACAACATCTCGGCTTCGAGGGGTGGTAGTTCGACCATTGTGTTTCGGATTATTACCAGCATTCTTCACTTCCTTCTCCTTCGCAGATCGCAGGGGGGAAATAGAAATGGGATCGCCGCGCCCTGCGTGTTCGCGACGATCCCAAGCCTAATGGGAATTATGGGATGTAAGGGACAAGCCCCTCAAGCCTTATGGCTGGACGAGATGTTTTACGTGGCTGACTTGTGGCAAGTTGCCGTCAACACGGAATGTTGCACGGAAGGTTGCGAGACCTGCGCTGAAAGCGAAATCGTCGGAACGATCCAGCTTCAAACCGCCGACACTGCGCACGAAATACGAAGGCATGTGGCCAACGATTACAGACCTCAAACCAGTGGTTGCTTCAGCCATTGACGGATTCTCGTAGATTGGTTTGCCCAAGAGCATGTCTGGGGAGTCCATCGACAATGAAGGTTGGAACACGTAGTTGCCTGCCGTGTCCTTCAACTTGCGAACGCGACCAATCGACTGACCAGTCATCTGCCATGCCACACCTGGCAAGGATCTCGCACCGCCGTCAAGGGCGTAGAGTAAGTCGATCAAATTGTCTGCTGTGAAACCAGTTGCTGTGCCTGAAGTACCACCAACAGACGAAGCTGTCACGATACCGGTTGGCTCATTTGTTCCAGTTCCAACAGTCAACGCTGAACCAACAGCGTAACCGAGTGCGTTACCGACTTGATCAGCCAAGAAGCTGAGCATGTCAACACCAGAGTCTTCAAGAAGTTCCTGCGATACTTGTGTCAAGAAACCGTATTTGAATGCGCCGAGTGTGATGAATGCCGAGAATGCTGGATCGGATTCGCCCATTGTTGCTGCTTCCGCGTTGACAGTTCCTACTGAATAGGTCGACAAACGTGGAATCTGAAGGTTCTCGCCACCAGCGGTGTTGAGGACAGTTGATGTTGCCAAGACTGGCGCAATCAAACGTGCCTTCATAATCACTTGGTTGTAGAACGAAGTTGGTACTGGTGAACCAGTGCTGGTCTTGAGGATGTCACGACGCTCGAAATTGGCCGAACGTGATTCGCCCTTGATAAGCGCACGGATCATTGCAACATCTTCGTTCACTGGTGCCGAAGCAACAGGACGAACTTGGTCTGCAATCTCACGGGTTGCTGCGTCCATGCGAAGTTCGCGTGTTTCATCTTCACGAAGTTTGGCGATGGTTGCTGCACGGTCATTCAACTCGTTGTTCAAACGGGTGTATGTCTGTTCTTCTTCTGCTGAGAGGTCACGCTTTTCGGCTGTGGCCACGTCAATGATTGCTTTGGCTTGGTGCCAGGCTTGCTGACGAATCTCAACTTGACGGTCTAGATATTCTTTCATGGTTTGTTTCTGCTTTCGGATTGTTGTGAATGGGGATACGCAGGGAGGTACTACTTCTCAACCTGATGCGGCTCCGCATACAGCAACAAGGTTGACGGCTCCGTCAACGATGCAGTGAACAGATATTAGGCGATTGTCTTCAACAAATCAAGGTGCTTCGCCATAACACCTAGACGAGCTGGTGCGGTGTCTTGCACCGGTTCAAGTTTGGCGACAGTTTCACGCAACAACATTGCATGATCTTGCGACAAGGTTTGACCTGCTTCGAGTGTCGTGATCGCTGCTGCGAGCTGATCCGCGTCAATTCCTGTGCGAGTAGAGAGTGCATCCAACGAGCGTACAATCGCAGTCGTGGCTGTGTATGCAGGGAATCCTGTGACAACGCTCACCTCAAACAGTTTGATCTGACGAAGTTCACGTGACTGGCCATCATCTGACCATATGTCGCCACCAGAAGGAACGGTGAATCCGAACGACATCGAGTTCACATCACCGCGTTGCATCAAGACCGACAGGTCACGACCAATCGTGGTATCAGGCAACGATGCGTCAACGAGCAAGCCTTTGGAATCTTCAGATAGTCGCAGTGTTTTGGCACGGGTTGTGGCAAGAAGCATGCTCGAATCGTGGTTCATGTACATGCGCACATTGTTCTTTGATTTGAGTGATCTTGCGAATGCGCCTGGTGCAATCCGTTCAATGAATGGCAGTGGTTCCGAAGGTGAGTTGAACACGGCTGCATAACCTGTGAACGACATGCCGTTGCCTTGTGGGTCTGCACGGAGTTCAAAGTCGTTTGATGTGATGCGACGTGTTTCAACAGTTGTGTCCATGTCGCCAATGCTAGTACCAAATTGGCTATGCGATCTAGATGACTTCGGGTGATCCTTCGGCAACAGATCATTGTCACCAATATATTTTGGGTTCTCAGGTCTGCCGTTGCGTAACAAATATAAGAACGCATTGACCCGTGCATACGACCATTGGTCACGGGTGATTCCTGGACGATGCGAAGTTGAGAACGCTCCAGCACCTCGACGGAACACTGTGCGCAACATCCCAACAGTCGCACGTTTGGCAGGGTTGTCACCGACTGCATCGTTGTGTTCTTTGGCTTTGTTTGCCAAACCTTCTTCAATCGCACCAGACAACTCAATCGTCCCAGACCCAGCAGGAGCCTTCGCAGACCCAGCAGGATTCTTATCTGACCCCGTGACCTGATCCTTTGGTGGGGCAGGAGCATCAGCCCGTTCCGCTTTGATTGCCTCAGCCTTCCCCATAAACCAATCCATCGCAGGTTTCGGATCGAGTGGGTTGATGCCCCAGAGATAGAAGGCAACTGCACCGGCACCAGGGAACTCTTTGTCATCAGGGTTCGAGTTCTTTGGTGCATCCAAGTCCACAAGATGTCTTGCACCCCAAGCGTTCGCACGAATCACTTTGTCTTCTGTGATGTCACCACGCGCCATGTCCCGTGCCTCACGCACAGTCCTATCAACCAAACCATCACCAGCCAAACCTTGACCGTAGTAGTCCAAGCCCTTGCGAGCAGCTGCACGAATATAGGCAGGCACATCCAACGACACTTGCCGAATTGAAGGCACCTCATCAGCCTTGATTGTTTTCGGGTCTTTAGTTGCGATGCCAAGTGACGCATACGCACGTCGAGCAGCAGCATCATTGTCAATCGCCAACTTGACAGGGTTTTCTTCAAGGATGTCAGCAGCCGTTTGCTTCTTATATTCGGAGGTGGGGATGCTCATATCTTCGTTGAATTGGATGTCGTTGAATTGAACACCAGCATCAGCCAACTCTTGCATCGTTTTCTCTTGATCAGATTCTGGACGACCAGTGACAATGTAGATGTAATAATCGGGATACAACGAGTTCACATAGCCCACATTCTTTTGGATACCTGAACCACCAGCAATCAGAGTGCCATCAATGTCAACGATGATCACTTCATCTGCGTCGGAGTTGCGTTCCCCACCTGGAGACATATCTTCAGCCAATGACACAGCAACCATCTGATCAACTGCATCCTGTTTGGTTTGATGGCATCCAATCACTTCGCCGTCTTCTTTGATGGTTGCCCAACCTGAACAATCAGGTGACTTGTCAGTTATGAAATAAGGCATCAGACCAACAACAATACTTCAGCATCATCATCCACGATGGAGAACGTCACCGACCCCAACGCACCCACATCAACACCACCAAGCCGCGACCCAGCCTGAGCCGACACCAACACAGGCCGTCTCGGTTTTGGAATCTCAATGACGATCTGTTCTGGTAGTTCTTGTTTCTTGACTGGTGTGGCAGGTTGTCTCCACCAACGTGACCCCGAAGGTGGGATGACAGGTGGTTCAGGTGGGATCACTGTTGCTGTTGCTGAAGCAACCAGCCCATCCAACGGTGCATCAAGTACAGGGAAGATGACCGCTGACGCTGAAGCGGTTGCATCCAGTCCACCCAACGACGAAGACAACACAGGGAACAGAGTTGATCGTGCAGTCGCAGACGCATTCAGCCCACCCAAACTTGAAGACAGAACAGGGAAGATTGTTGCTTGCGCAGATGCAGATGCACTAAGCCCACCCAGAGACGATGACGCAACAGCCTTCACCGTCACACGTGCAGTCGCAGATGCACTAAGCCCACCCAAAGACGATGAGCATGTCGCAGGTGTTAGGAACTGACCGCCATCAAGAACAGCTGCGCCGTCAAGCGTTGAAGTGTCAAGAATGAACGCTGCACCACCACCAAGACCGAAGCCTGCGTTGTCAAGTGTGGTTGAGTCGAGGACGAACCGTTGAACGGCCATCACGAACCTACGATGCGAGCGTCAATGAGACGGTGAGATTGCCTGCACTGATTGTGTAGGTGTCGCCTGCTGTATAGGCACCAGCAACGATTGTTCCAGAGAACAAGAAGTTGCCTGCACTGATATTGTCCCAACAGGTGAAGTGCGTTGCATCTTGTGACCCAGCAATGTTTGTCCAAGACACATCAGCGTCCGATGTCAAACCACCAGCCGTCGCAGCACTGAACGACACAGCCTTGCGAGTTGTTTCAGTTGCAGGGCTTGCCGTACCAGCAGCACCAGGATCATTCGTATGCAACTTTATGTACGGCTGAGCAACAGCGAACGACGTGTTGTTGCCTAACGCATCCATCCAAGCGTTCCCCAAGTATGCGCTGATTCCGTGTGCCATTAGTCTTCAACCCTTTCAGTGATCGTCAAGATACGCCCATCAGCGTCACGCTTAACAGTGCGGATCGTTGGCTTTGACTGGGGCATGTTGACACGAACCACAGTCTCAGGAACATTGATGATCGGTGCAGGAACATTCACAGCCGGAGGCGTATAGTTCAACACCACTTCAGGCATATTGATATTCATATCCTGCGACTTCACTTCATACACCGAAGCAGGATCAGCAGGATTGATTGTTGACAACGCTTGCAACTGTGTTGAAGGAACACCAGTGTGCGCGATCTTTGGCAACTCTAACGAAGCCATCACCTCAGCAGGATCAAACCCAGACAGAATCAAACGCTGAGCAATCACCGACTTGCGATCCAACTCAGACAAGTTCGCAGCAGCAATATCCACGTTCGCCAACGGAACCCGATACACATCCCCACCCTCAGTCGGAGCCATGTCCTCGATGCGATGAATGTCGTTGATTGACAAGAACCCTGATTGCAAACCTGTTGAGAACGCTGCATACCGTGAAGCCTGGTCGCCACGTAGCAGACCGTCCACGTTGAACTTCAAGAATGCGCGACTGTCCAACAACTTCTGGTATCCATCTTCAATCTTGGAGATGTACGGACGCAACGTATGTTGAACGAAGTGGATGCCGTTCTGCTCTACCGACGCATACGACATCGCTCCAGCTGTGGTGACACCAAGCATTGATGGTGGGCATCGGAAGATGCGACCAATCTCCTCGATGGCGAAGCGGCGTGATTCTAGGAACTGTGCCGAATCGTTGTCAACAGTTGTCTTAGTGAACTTGGCTCCACCGAACAACACACCTGGACGGTGTGATCTGCGCAACCCACGATGACCTTCTTCAAACGATGACACCAAATCTTTGGCTTGCTCACGGGTGAGGTTGCCTGGGAACTCAATGATGCCGGACGCACTTGAACCTTGACCGAAGAATCGTGCAGCGAACTCCTCCAACGCTTTAGCCAAACCGAGGTTCTCTTTGATCAGATCAATCTTGGAACGGCCACGTAACTCACCAGGCAAACGCATCTCGGTGATATGAATCATGTCTTCCGACTGGATCACGTCGCGTTGATCGTAGATGTAAATCGGTCTGCGTGTCACTTGGTCACGGCTGCATTCAACCTTCTCGGGGTTCAAGACCACTAACGCTGCAACACCTTGGTCGTCACGAACGATGCGTGTGAACGAGTTGCCGTTCAACAGCAACGACACCAGCACTTGTTGGAAGTGTTCGGTACGTGTCACACCAGTTTCAGGAATGTCCAGCCATGTTGGTCGAGGACGGAATGCTTTGCGTTCTGCACCTACGCGAATGTAAGTATCGACTGGCAAAGTTGAGATTGAATCGGAGATGAGACGGACGCAGGCGTACACTGCTTCGATCTTTAGTGAATCTATTTGGGTGACTGTGGTTCCAGCATTTGTTGACGTGGCAAAACCCTCACCGGCTGCAAACAAAGACTGGAATGAGATTGCACGATCCTCGGTGCCTTGGTTCAGAAGTCGTGACAACATTTACTTTTTGACCTTCCTCTGACCGCGCTCATAAGCGAATGCGAACAATAGAACTTGAAAGCCGACAAACATCAGCCCGATGGGTACCGACACCAAGAATACTCCAAAACCGATGAGTGAAACAGCGAACAGTTCTAGCAGGAAGATTGTCATCTCCCTAGACTACAAAGAAACCAGGTGTAGGTGCGACTTCCTGTTTGGATGTCGCACGATCTGATGCGATGGTCAACGCAATCGCAGCGTCAATCTTGCGCTTCGACTTACCTTTGGACAATCGCCAACCTGACTCAGTTTGTCGTTGCGCAGCCGACAACACTTGATCAGCGAACATCGGATCACCATCGTGCGCGATCACTTGGTTCACAATGAGTTCGTACAAGTTGCCACACGCTGGGATCATTCGTGCAGCTGACTGAGGGAACTCAACCATCACATGATTCTCCGACAACACTTCAGCCGAACGCTGGAAGAACGCAGGGTCATAGGCGTTCTCCACCACGTTGAACTCACGGTTGATGTCACGAATGTGCTGCTCAACAGCAGACACATCCATCGCGTTCGCATCAGGATGCCAAATCTTTGCGCGTACCACGACACGACCATCTTGCGGTTGGGCAATGACAACAGCAATCGAGTCGTGCTTCAATGCCATATCCACCCCAACGAACGTGGGCAGATCAGGCTTCAACTCCATATCTGACCGGCACAACTCCCAGGCTGATGTTGGGAGCCACGACTCGCCATCCGTGCGAACCCATTGATTTAGACGATATCTCCTGAAGGCCACCTCAGCCGTCTGATTCATGCTGACTTCCATGTCCTCCATGTCGAGCAAGCCTTCAGCCAAGTTCGGGTTCGCAGCAGCCCAACCATCACGATCCGAAACTGCACAACCCTCTGGTGCTTCCCACCACCACATACCAAACCGCTCATCAACCTGATCGCCTGCAATGACACGCTTGCCATAGTTGTACAGTCGGCCACATAACGTGTCAGGGTCAAACCCTGCTGTGGTGATGCAAACGATGTTCGGGTCTTTACGCGCACCCATACTCAACGAGAGCGCATTATAGAGTTCCTCATTGGGTTGTACGTGAGCCTCATCTAGAATTGCCGTGCTTGCGTTTAGACCTTGTTGAAGTTTTGCGTCAGCCGATAGCACTCGATAGATCGCACCGGTTGACGGAACCTCCACCACATCTCGATACACCTTGCAGATACCAGACAACGCAGGTGACTGACTGATCTGCCACTTCGCTTCATTGAACACGATCCGTGCCTGCATCCTGTCACCAGCAGCCGAATACACCTCAGCCCCAGGCTCACCCTCAATCAAACCGTAGAGCGCAGCAATGGAGCCAATCAAACTTTTTCCGTTCTTCCTCCCCAAACCCACGATGGAACGACGGTACCGAAGCAGACCGTCATCACGACGCTCATACAAATTGACCAACAACTCCTTCTGCCAGTCTGTCAACATCAACCGCTCCCCAGCCCGAACACCCTTGCTCACGTGCAGGAATGTCTCGGCAAAATCTATGACTGACTGACCGCTAGACCTCTTGTACAATCTCGGCGTTGACCACGCTGGACTTGCGTTGCCTGTACTGATCAAGTTCATTCGCCACCCTTATCTCTTGAAGACCTAGACGCGCTCGATCCGAAGGGGTGAATCCCATCAGTGACATCCAAGCCGTGTTCTGCGCATCCATCTGCTCGATCTGTTTCACAGCAGGATGCGTCACCACCTGACCATTCGGACTGGTGTACCACCTGCGCTCCACATCCTTGCCCAACCACAACTCCAGTTCCGCGATCTTGTCGAAGTTCTTGCACAACCTGGTCATCAACGGTGTGTCGTGCAGCTCCGACAGATGCCGCCTTCCACCAGTCCACAACACTTGCCAGTACGACGTGCCGACTAGCCCAAAGTCTTCCGGCACGGTAGGAACAACGGTCATGTCCACCAGCGCAAGCGCACTCGATGACATCGGTTGCGCCTGCAAACCCTTCCGAATCCGCGAACCCTTCAACCGCTTCTGCTCGATTGGAAGTGTCTTGGTACCTCCACCAGTTCCCGTCCTCGGCCTGCCCATTCCCCAAGCCTAGTCGGGGGTGTCCAGCCGACCATGCATCTGCGATGCACGGCAGGGGTTCCTGCGCTCCTCGGGTCGCCGATTTTGACCCCACCCCCCGAGAATGCCAGGGGGTCATCGAGACCGATTCCCGATTGAAGAATTGCAAGATCGATGCGCACTCAAGAGCAAACTGTCAGGCTCGCCAGGGTAGATGTGATCAGCCGTCCAAGGATCAGCAGCACCTCGGTCTCCTTCGCCACAGATGTGACAGACGGTGGCGTTAGCCCTCACCCATTTTGCTTTTGTTTTGTAATCGCCTTGATAGTGCGTTCGGAGTTTGTTGCGCTTGGACTGATGCTTTGCTTCGCATAGGTCGCATCGCATTGGTTGG